GAAAGCGAGCTGGATCTGGAGTGGGAAGCGGGCAACGTAACGAGGGTCTAGACAATGAAACTGGAAGCATCACTTAAACATTTTAGTCCTCAGGGAATGCATATCAGCGATAGCGTGAAAGGGACATCACCGGATCGCCTGACCGGGACGGATGTCATGGCCGCACTCGGTTCCACCAGCAGCCGTGCTCGCTTCGGCCTGACGGCGTTCTTCGGTAAAGCGGGAATCAGCAAAACGGATGAACAGCTCGCAGTTCAGGCGCTGGCGCGATATGCGATGGATGTCGCACCGAAGAATGTTCGCAAAGCAGCTGGTGGGCAGTTCGGATGGTGTATGCAGATGCTGGCGCAATTTGCCTTTGCTGATTACTCCCGTTCGGCGGCTACCAGCGTGACGTGTCACAGCTGCAGTGGGACCGGGTTTATCTCCGCGAATGAGGATGTGATTAAACACCCTGGTATTTTCGACACAGACGGTGCTGCAGTGGTAGCCCCGAAGATTAAAAATGAGCTGGTGAAAAGGGTTTGCGGAGCATGCGAAGGAAAGAAAGTGATCCTTGCCCGGTGCAGGTGTGGCGGTAAAGGCGAAGTGCTGGACCGCAAAGCCACTAAAGACCGCGGCGCACCGGTTTTCAAAACGTGTGAACGTTGCTCTGGTAATGGCTTCTCTGCTATCTCCTCGGCGACAGTACACCGTGCCATTCTGAAGCGTCTCCCGGACCTCCATCAATCATCATGGTCACGCAACTGGAAACCCTTCTATGAAATGCTGGTGGACACTCTGCGCCAGGGGGAGCGTCATGCAGCAGTGGAATTTGAGAAGGTGACAACTTATTAATATGATCGGAGCAAATAGCGACATTTTTTTGCACGTTAGTGTTGACTTTGCATAAAACTGTCTTGTATTCTTCTAATCATGGATTGTTACGTCTTAATGAACAATCAAAACAACCCGCCGACGAGCGGGTTTTATTTTTCTGGCGCAGGACGTGCTGGCTCAACAAGAGAGATCCAGTATGGAAAAATTCGGGCCTGTGCTAGATGATATTTTTAGTCTTGTTCACTATCAGCCTGACGGGACAACGAAATATTATCCCATCAAGGTGAGTAAGCATCCCGACCCTGACGGCACAAGATATGCGACCTATGAAAACGGCGTATCACTTGTTTTAACAAAAGCGAGCTTTGAACGGTTAAGTTCCTATCTTGGGCAAGACATCAGACCGAGTCATATGCCCCATAAATTGATTGAATCCTTCAACTTAGCATGATTCGCAATTTGATATAAAACCTCGCTCCGGCGGGGTTATATGGTACGGGATGGGCTTCGCTGGACTGACGGCAAGGCAACCATTACCGTGCAGTTAGCGCAGGCCAACATGAACGCGCCGCGTGTGTATGGGACGTATGATTATGTGAAGGTGGATTGAATTTTCATCTTAATCCGTACCGTAATGAGCATCAGCGAACAACACTATGTTGATCGTAAACAACCCCGGTTGTATACTTTTCCTGTAATCGCTGAGGCGATAAGGGGGAATGTATGACTGTTCTTGAGGCGAAATTAATCACCAGCAAGAAAGATGTTGAAGGGAAAGAATGCTGGGATGAAATCGGCAAAGTAATACTTGGCCGAGGGAATGACGTTTCTGAAGATAGCATATCTTATCGTACTGGCATGACTGTTGATGACATTCTCGGCATGGCTGAGAAAAAGTTAAATCGGGTAAGGATCTTCTGATTGAAGATTACGGCAACCCTTTCAGATAGTTTTTTGCTTGGTCAATACGATACCGAGTTTGCTACAGATTGGCCTTTCCTTAAGCAAGAGGAAAGGCTTGTAATCGCTAATTTCATGCATGATGTTGGTAATGATTACGCTCTCAAGGGTAAAAATAAACCTTCATGGGTTGATGACGACCACGTAAAAATCCTTGGTACAGACGATTACGAGCGTGAGCAGTATTGGCACTATCATTGCGGGCCTGGATGGTATGAGAGTACATTTCGAGGCCAGACTATAAATCTTAAGTTCAATCCGAATGGAATGCACTCAGATGAATGCATTCATTATGTACGACATTCAGATGACCATATCACAATTGTCGGCTACTCAAGAAAGCATGTACCATTCTTGAAGTCTGACGACCCGAAAAATCCTTTCTTTTCAGAAGATTTATAGACCCGCTACGGCGGGTTTTTTATTTCTGGCTGCCACCCGGCGGCCTTTTTCATTTCCCCTCAACTCTGAGAGGACTCACAGCAAATACGAGGGGGCTAAATGTCCGAACCTGTTTCCGGCTCCGCTGCGGCGGCGAGCGCTTTAACCGGTGCCAGTTTGTATGGCTTGTTAACCGGCACCGATTACGGCGTCGTATTCGGTGCGTTCGCTGGTGCCGTGTTCTATGTCGCCACCGCTGCCGATCTGACGATTCTCCGCCGTTCGGCCTACTTCATCGTTTCTTACTTCGCTGGCGTGTACGGCTCCGGGCTGGTGGGTTCCATGCTGGCGAGCATCACCCATTACAGTGATA